AGGAAATAGTTGCAATCTTCCTTGACATTGAATTGGAATGTCTCAGATACGGGGGCATATCCAAACACACAAGGTTCGCTTCCTCCTGATGGAACAAATGGATCAGGTTCAACATTTGGTGTATCCACACTTGGTTTATCACCCTCAGGACAAGGATATTGTGATTTACATTCCGCACAATTGTTATAGGCTGGGGCAAAGGAATAATCCCCATCAAATCCTTCACCTCCCAAAGCATATATCTCATAACATTCTTCCTCAATCATAATCGTATCACCGACTGATAATGCTGAATCAATGAACACCTGTAATTCAGTTACCCCATCACAACAAGATCTCACAAATGCTGGAACAGGATATACAGGTGAAGGTGTAGGAGTTGAATACATTGATGGTGTAGGAGTTGGAGTTATCGTTTGACAAGCCCCGATATTGAAATAGAATACCCCAGGAACAGTCGTATAACTTCTCAAACATACGGATATGGAATCCAGATTCTCAATGGTTATTGTTGTCTCCAAACCATTACAATCAATATAGGTTTGATCTATGGGTGTTTCATTGGCATTTGATATCTGATACTCATAACACGGATCAGGTGTACTTGAAGGTGTAGGAGTTGGAGTTGGACTCGCATTGGGTGTCCCACTTGGTGTCGGAGTTGGCGTATTACTCGGAGTAGGAGTAGGTGTTGGAGGAATTGCCTTTCCATATAATTGAACTTGATAATAACTTGTATTTGATGGGAAGTTATAAATGTTCTTTGGTCCGACCCCAATATTAAGGATATTATAGTTTCTTCCTTCACCAGTGAATGTATTGACATAATAGTCCTCAGCACAATCGGATAATGGTCCTCCACCATTCTCGGTAATGTTGGCATAGGTATATGCTGTTATCACCGCATCTGAGGAATCAAAGAATGTTAATTTAACGAAATATGGTTCAGACAGATAATCCCCACCCAATTCATAGTTTGTGAATGATAGAGTATAATATTCCTGATTGGAGATGTCCATTATTCTTGGTGAATTTGTCAGGAACAAACAATTCTCTGTATATGGGAAATCTGGGGATGGGGATCCTGATAGGGTGAATTGTCCAATATCAAATGATGCTTCATTGGCTTTCCTATTAACACCCATTGTCCCCAAGAATGTCTTTAAGGTCTCCGACTGAACTTGTGGTTGTCCGACCTCACCATTTCCTGTGAAACCTGTTATAGTCCCCGTCAATGAGGAAGCATATTCCTCCCCAACCTCAATGTAATAATCAATCACATCATTGGTGTATGGTCTTGAAAATGGAGATGTCTGATGGGTGAATATGGGTGTCTCATTATGATATGATATCGGATAGTTTTGAAGATATGTGTCCAATATCCTTGAGACATCAACAATACCCTTACCGTATTGGTTTGGGGTGCATTTCCCCTCAAATACCACATAGTCATTGACAACCACATTATAGGTGTATCTGAACTTGGGTTCATTAACGTTTGAACCAGATAAGATGAAATATAGATCATCACTTAACCCTGGTTGAAATTCATTTGGTGTTCTTGTTATTATTACACTCATTATATTAATCTTTTAAATGGGTTCAATTATATTGACAAGTCCTTCATCCAATAATCCTTCAAAGAACTCCAATGCCGCCTGTTCTCCCAAATCTTGAAGTTTCTCAATGACCCTGTTTTCGGCTTTTGTTAAGAATTGAATCCCAGCAAATCCTTTTTCTTTTATGGACCTTGCCACCAAAAATGTTCTTTGTTTGATAGTTCCCTTTGAGAATCGTCCTTGGGCATCTCGGAATATAATGGGTTTAATTCTAACCCATTTTTCTATGTCCTTTAATGGGGGAAATCTAAATGATGGTTTTCTTCCCTGATCAATTATCTGAGCCAGATATGACGGATTGGTATCAAAAGATACAACCAATAACGGATCTCCTTGCTCAAAGTCTCTTTGCCATTCCACCTTCAATGAATTAACCAAACTTCCCGTTGCTTTGCGTGGGGATACGCCTCTTTTCAAAGTCCCATCATATGCCCTTGATGGATATGGTGTATTAAGTTCAGTTATAATTGCCTCCTTTAATAGATTGGCAATTTTATTCATTGTCTCTTCATTCATATACCAGAATAATAGATACAAGCATTTATGTCCTCATAGACTGTGATATTACAATCCAAAGCAACTCCAGCAATGAAATCGTTAAATCTCTCTTTGAATGGTTGAGCATTTACGGGCATTTCAATCTCCATATAATCCGCCAAATAACCCCTCTTAATGGTTGATATGAATTGTCGTCCTTCCAATTGCATATCAGTGATGGCATCCACCTGATTGAAGGCATCATCATTCAATCTATCCCCGAATATAATGGACAATTGATAGTTTGTTGTATTCTCGTTATATATGATTGATTGGGGGACAACAAACATCATTGGATAGGTTGTGGATACTCCTGATGTATTTTGCCCGAAATCAACAACCTCACCAACCCCAAAGGAATTTAATCTTGGAGATGCCGCCTGATATGAGTTCAACAGATCAATTATCTTATGATATGTTATATATTGTTCCATTAGAATTTTGATTTATTTTTGATTTTTTCCAATTCCCTTTTCTGGGCTTCACGGATGTCCTTATTATATGACAGAACATTCAAACATAAATATAATGGGGACTGATTTATATGTTCAATTTTTGTGATGTCTCCATCAGATAGTTCCATTGTGCATCCAAAATAGAATCTAGCCGTAGCCTCTTGCGGAGCCATTTGGGCATTATCCTGATCCCGATCATCGTCCATCTGAATATCCTCATCTTCCATCCCAAAGAATTCTTGGTATTTTCGATATATATTTTTACGATTGAAAAAAAAAACTGTGCAACTCCCCACCAAAACTTAACTGGCAGTCCCAAGAACAGGTTGGCACGTTCTTCAAGAGTCTTGGAACTATATGGTTCAATTTCATACTTCGTCCCTTTCTGACTGATAACAGGACGATATAGGATAGCCATAATATAGTGGAGATTTTCCAATATATCTTTGGATGAGAAGAATTCCAAATCCTGCCAAGCACCCCAACTTAATTTCGCCCAATTGTTCTCACATCCATAAGTTTGTCCCTGATAGTCAAACGTGAATACCATTGTGTCTTTCATATTTTTGCTAATCATAGAAAATATGGTTTTTTCAATAAATTCCACATCATCTTTGGGAGCATCCCTTATCTCATCCACATCCACATCAAGATAGGTAGATAATAACCTGTCAGGTGTGGGATTTGTCCCCAACTTGGTTATTGCTTGATATTGTTTAATCGTCATATATTCTGGGATCTCAATTGTTTTGTCTCCCAATATTACTTCAATCATAATACTTTATAATTTCCTTGGCGTTTATTTAGGGTTGATTCCAACACATATCTGATGGCATCAATGCCGTGATTATTTTCATCCACTGGTACGTCCAAAAGATTCCCATCCTTATCCTCCTTCCACTTATAGGAAGAAAACTCGTTGATGAGGTTCTGAGACGTTGATGTGATAAAAATCTTGTGTCTTTTGATTTTGTCAATACCTGATAATATGGATTGTTTCTTGACGGGTTTTGCGTTGAACCTATTTCTTTTTAGTTCCTCAATATTTTGGGGTAATGAACTATCACACCATATCGTATCAGTATAATCAAATTTTAACTCATTCAATTTATAGACGATATCTCCTGTTGTATAGTTTTTGACATATAATATTTCGTTGAAATATAGGTTATCATCCCATTGATAAACTTCAATTAAAGTGGTGGGGTCATTATAACCCCAGTCCATTCCCCTGCCCAATAGTTTGGCTTCCCTGGGGACTTGATCTATCGTGTTCCAATTGGTGAATACAAGGGAAGTCGGAAGTCCCCTCTCACCCAAGGAATATACCCTATAATAGTTTTCATCCGTTTCCTTTAACCTTTCAATTTCGTCAATAATATCTTGGGATAAAAACCAGTTATCTCTCCACGTAGTCTTGAAGAAATATGTGTCATCTCTATCAATCAAATCATATACCCAAGAATTAATGTCTGATGGGTTATAGTCAATGAATGCCATCTTCTCTGTCCTCATTATCAGTTGTCTCCAATCATTGAGTTTGAGTTCGTTCCCCTCATTACAGAACAGATATTGTCGTTTAGTACCACGTATCTTTTGTTCCTCGTCAGCACTGAACCAATTGATGATTGAACCATTGGGGAGTTCATACCACCCCTCTTGCTTATGGAACTTGGATGGATCATAGATCTCCATCCGTTCCAATATCTCAATCAGATCCTTTAGGACTGAATTCTTTAGGGAGGGAAGAGTCTTACGGACAATGGACAAATTTCCTTTCTCTTGAAGTAGTCGGACAATTAACCATATAAGGATGTTATATGTCTTGGAACTTCTTGAACCACCTTGAGCAAGGACAATCCTTTTACCTTCATCGTAGGCAGTCTGACAATGCTCATATACTTCTGTGGTTTGGATTTTTGGCATTAATTATCACCTTCAGTATGTTTTTTAATTACCTCTATCTGGATGGGATTAACATTATTAACCTTATCACCCTGAGTGGTAACATCCACATTCTTTTCATCCTTCCAGTTGTCCTTGAATTTGTTCTTCATAATAATCGTCCATAAACGAGAATTAAATGAAGATCCGTGATTTTCATTCATAGAATCCAACGCCATATTGTACCAATAATCCTCACATAATTTTTGGTATTCTTGGAACGCTTCAGAATACGCCTTATTTCTCTTCAATAAAGCATAATGACCTTCCCAAGAAATACCCAATTCAATGAGGAATGCTGTGATATGTTTTCCATTTCTACCAGCGTCAATAATAATCTTATACCATTCAGGGTTCATTGTTGTTTCCAAGCGAGGTCTTCCTTTCTTAGGAGGAGTGGCTGCACCATCTCCATCTTTTGAATAATCAGTTTTTTTAATACTCATTTTATATATCTTATCTAAAGTTTATCATATATTGGCTTATATGGTTCATCAACGTTGGCAATTGATCATCTGAGGGTTGTCCTTTTGAATTTGGATAAACCATTTTGTATATGTTTCTCATTTCAATTATCTGATCTGTTGTCAGTTCATCTACTGGTGTATCTTTCACTTCATTCCACATCACTTCTGCCATTTTGACATATGATGGGTTTTGCAGATTATTGATAGTTTTATTTCCTTTACAGCAACTCATCTTCGTTAATTAATTGATTTTTTATATCTGACGATACTCTTATTAGTTGTTTATATATTTCAGCATGTTCATAATCCCCCCTCTGTTCGGATATATGTTGTTGATTGGCAAAATTGAACAATAATCTGTCCAATGTCTGTATGATGGTTTCATTGTCAATTGTATCAACATATCTTTGAAAATAGGTATTGAATATATCTTCAATTAACTTGTCTCTTTCATCATTGTTTAATTTGAAGTAATTGTCAATTTTATCTTGTATGTCCATTTTTTGTCATATATATCCCAATAAATATAAATAAAATATAATAATATGAAAAGAAAAACCCCCACCTATTTTGAGGTGAGGGTCAAACAAATTATAAGAAGCAAATTTTAGCCTATCTAATTATTAATATCTTATATTGAAATATACGATATTATTTGGAATAATCAAAAAAATTAATTATTCAAAAAAACTAAGGTAATGTGTAAGTTTCTCCATTTCCCGTTCAAGATGATCTCTCATTCTATTTTTATCAATAATGTTTTTATCATCTGTATCAAAGTAATATACAGGTATTACGATCTCTTCCAAGTTAATTTCATTGTTATCCGACATTTGACTTTAATTTATTATATTAATTAAAAATTGTTTCCATTACTCTACATAGGATATCTTACATATGTATCATAATGAAATACACCACCATTAGATTCGACAATTTGTCTTAAGGCTTCAAGGTGTTTTTTTTCTTCCTCATTATAATCAATCATATCATAACATTCCTTCTTTGTAACGAGTACTATACCACCATCAATCATTATGTCCAAGGTGTCAGTCTCGTGCCATACCTGTATCCGATCATAATCCGTCAGGCTTGGTATTTCTACCTTGTTAAGATATATCGCAATTGCCTGTGATAATCTAATCATTATTGATAAGGATTCAAATTGCTCTTCTAAAATTTCTTTCCAATCTTCCATTTTTAATAAGTTTTTAATTGTTAGAATACAAAGATACATCATCTTTTTGATATTACAAAAAAAAACCCCAACTTTTTTATAAGTTGAGGGCGATAAATGATAATAATGAAATCCTTATCTCTGATATCTGTCAATATATTGTCCTAGTTTCCATTCAAAGTGTCGTCTTGTATGATTTTCGTTTATAACGATTTTATCGTCTGGATCATAATCATAATACACAGGTATTACCATTTTGTTTTTTTCATCGTTTTCAACAAGAATTTCGTGTAAAGTTATACATTGGTTTATGGGAACTTCTGTCATATCCCATATATCATAATATTCGGTTTCACCTTCCTCATTGAGCATCTCCAAGTTTCCGTATCTGTCAATGGAGATGACAGGGGCAGTTAATGTTTTCACACAACCATATCTTTCATATCTAACTGAGAGAACTGGTGCCTCATCATCAGTGAATTTAATTGGTAAGTATAAGATTATGTCCTCACAAACTTCCTTGTGCAAATCTGATAGTCTCGTTCTGTAATCTTTCATTTTAGTTAGTTTTAATTGTTAGAATACAAAGATACATCATCTTTTTGATATTACAAAAAAAAACCCCAACTTTTTTAAGGTCGGGGTCAAGAAAAAAAATTACACTCCTAAACTCTATCAATTATCTTAACCTGGATAATTCATCTTTAAGTTCCTTAACAGATTTTTCCAATTGAATTATTGTATCTTGTTGTTCATCAATCTTTTGGATCAACATTTTGATTTCATCTCTGAGATTCTCAATGATGATTTCATATATCTTAATCTGTTCATCAATGGTCTTTAGACTATCTTTCTTTAATTCATTGATGTTTCTCTTGTATCCAAAATACCAACCACTTATCGCTGTTAATAAAGCAATTATCCCTGTTATAATGATATTAATATGCTCCATATATGTCAATTTTTTTTTTATTAAAAATGGGGAGGAGATAACCTGATCTCAACTCCCCACACAATCTAACTTAACTAAAATGTCAGCAAAAATAAAACCTGATAATAAATATATGGAAAATCTTATAACTGGAAAGTTTTTATTCACCAAAAATCAAATGAGATTTGTTGGTGTCCACAATATCGATGGGTAGTGTCAATTTATCAAGGATATGATAATTCCCTTTAATGGTGTGATATTGGATAAGTTGATGGTAAAACTTCTTTGGTTTATACTCATCCCCATAATAGTCAATCTTGGCTTTCTCAATTGCCAATGCCATTATCAGTCCATTGCTCAGGTATTCATTTAATATTTGAATTATCTCTTCATTCATCGGAAATTCATCTATTGTATCAGTTATAAGTATTTCTGATTTCTTTCTTTGCAACCATTCCTCTGGTGCGAATGGGTTTTGATCCACCCCAGGTTCATTTTGAGCCACGTCAGGTTCATTTTGAGCCACGTCAGGTTCATTTTGAGCCACCCCTACCTTTCTGATGTGTCTAATATTGTCAATATTCTCAATAATAATAGTCCCATTGTCCATTAAATCCTTTATCGATCTCCTAATTGACCTTTCTGAACAGGACAAAATGTCCGCAAGATTCTTGTTGTCCAAGTTGGTGGACAGATTGTTGTCCACAAGATATTGATATAGTTTGTCTCTAACATTATTCATAGTCAAAATTTTATTTGGTTTTAATTATTGCGAAATATCTTTTAGGTAGATGGATTATAATTTCATCATCTTTCATTATGAGAATACTATTATTAACTACTTTAAACTCACTAGCCTCGATTTCAAGATAGTCAGAAATTTCGTCACCCTTACATTTTACAATTTTATATTTTGATAAAGTTTTCATTAATTATAATTTATGACTGGAATATAATATATTATTCAAAACTTGAAGTCAAATATTTGTTTTTATCATATGTTAGTGTCACCCCTTTGTCACCCCTTTGTCACCCTGCCACTAAAATGAGTTATCTATAAACAAAAAAACCCCCATTATCATTATAATGAAGGTTTTGCTCTGAAGGTTGTATTCAAATCTTTAATATGATGAGGCTATTAAATAGGCTTGATCAATGGAATAATGTTCTTTTATTAGATCATAAAATTTTAATTGTTGTTTAATTGATAATTTACTTATTAAATTTTTAAGATCTTGATCTAGTTCTTTCATATTTAATTAATGTTTAATTATAAATGCTAGTTCCTTTTTTATCTTAGATATAAAGAGTTTATCCCTCTTGATCTGCTAGAGATCCTAGGATCAAAAGAGATCCTAGTGAGGAATAACCCTCTAAGATATTTCATCTTGAGGCCTTGGTTGTATGTGTTTACCCTCTAATTATCCTACATTGCCAAGGATTTCATTAATTGAAATTAATATTCAACTAACTTATATCCAATAAATAGATAGAAAAAAAAGAAAAATCAATAAAAACTTAAAAAAAAAATTATAAAAAATGAATAACTTAAAATAAGACGATATAAGACACCAAAAATATATAAACCATATAATCCTACCACTTTAATATAATCTCTTCTCAGATCAAAGAAAA